CAGATACGATTTCTGTTAATGAATCAAGAGCAGCAGAGTCAACGTTTGACTTGATAAAGTCGATTTGATTTTGTAGAACAAGATCAGCAGCAACACGGGCAGCGGCTTCATCTACAATTGATTGTGCGTTAGTGTTAACACCAGACGTTAATACGCCTTCCGCGGCAACCGCACGAGCAACTTCTGAACTTAGTGAAGCAGATAAGTCTGAATCACCAGCGATACGCGCTGCTTCTTCGTTACCGATTGCTTGTGTAAGAACATTTTCAACACCAGATGCGCGAGTAACTTCGGCTTTAATAGCAGCGTCTAATTTCGCGTCAGCATCTTTAAGTGAAGTAGATGCGTCTAAGTAGTTAGAACCACTTGGAGCAACATAAGAACCGTCAGTCGCAAGACCAGCGCCTGATTGAGTCGCAGTCATTTCTGTTTCTACAACAGTAACACGGTTACTTAACGCAGCGTCACCAGAGATACGAGCACTTTCTTCTGCAGTAATCGCAGATTGTAGTACGGTATCCGCGTTTTCACGAGCAACAGCCTCGTCACCAACGATTGTATCAGCGTATACTTTCGCATTCGCCTCTGCGTCGTTTGCCTTAGTAGTTGCGTCAGATTTCGCAGATGCAAGAACAACCGCGTCTGCAGCAATGTAAGCAGTTTCTAACGCACTATCGGCAGCAGCAAATTCACTACGGATAAGACTTTCTTGCCCTTCAGCACGTGTCTTTTCAGTAGAGATAGCAGTAACGTTAGTAGAAATTCCAGTTTCGTTCGTAGTTACACGAGCTTCAACAGCATCTAGTTCACCGTGTACTTCGTTGATACCACCAACTAATGTTTGAGCAGTTGTATCTAGAGCAACAGATGAATCACCAACTTTAGCCTCTAAAGAATCGATGTCTGATTCATTAACAGTCAAACGACCGTCTTGTTCAACATCTTTCGCTTCGATATTAGTAGCACGAGTTTCTAAAACAGTCGCACGTCCTTCAACCGCGTCCATTTCACCTTCAAGAGTAGATACTTTACCAGCCTCTAAATCAACTTGAGTGTGTAGTTCGTTAACCGCACCAGATAAATCTGAAGCAACAGTTTCTAAAGTAGCAGAACCAACTTTAGTTTCTAGTGAATCAATATCACCTTCGTTAACTGTTAAACGACCATCTTGAACAACGTCTTTTGCTTCAGTAACAGTAGCACGTCCTTCTAAAGAACCAGCACGTGATTCTAAATCAGTGGCACGTAATTCTACAGCGTCGATATCAGATTCGTTTACGGATAAACGACCAGAGTTAGCAGAGATAATACCCTGAATATCTGAATCAGCATCTTCGAACGCAGCAACGATTTCTTGAAGCGTATCAAGAGTTTCTGGAGAAGTACCGATGATAGCATCAACACGACCAGTTACTGTGTCAACGTCTGTACGTAAACCACCTTCAATACCAGTAGCACGAACAACTTCAGACGCAAGGTCTTGAGACAATACTAATTCAGCAGCAGTCGCACGAGCGATTTCCGCAGATAAGTCTGAATCTAGGTCAGAGATATCACCAGTATTAATATCAATATCAGAACGTAGTGCGGCATCACCGTCGATACGAGCCTGAATTTCGTTATTCAAACCAGTCTGTAATGCGGTATCGCCATTACTACGGGCAGTTGCTTCATCTACAATTGCTTGAGCGTTAGCAGCTTCGGCAGCCTTTGCGCGAGTTACTTCATTAGTAATTGCGGCAGCGTTAGTAGCAACACCAGATGTGTTTGCGTCAACATCAACGCGTAGACCCGCTTCAACACCAGTCGCACGAGTTACTTCATTAGAAATAGCAGTTGCGTTAACACCTTCTGCGGCAGTCGCACGAACGGTTTCCGCAGCGATTGCGTCTGAGTTAACACCTTCTGCAGCAATCGCACGAGCGATTTCAACATCTAGGTTACCTTGTAATACTGAGTCACCGGCAACACGTGCAGCAGTTTCAGATACAATGTCCGCTTCAACCGCGTCCATTTCACCTTCAAGAGTTGTCGCACGACCTTCAACAGCAGTGGCACGTAGAGCAAGAGCATTATCTGCAGCAAGACGAGTTGCCGCTTCAGCAGAAACTTGACCGTCTGTGTAAGTGTTAGCAGCCTGTTGCGCAGATAAGATACGAGCAGAAACAGTGTTTCCAGAAGTACCATCGACAGATGCGTCACCGATTAGGGCAGTATCCTGTGCGTCAGCGTGGGCAATTGCGTCCGCCTCTGCTTGGTCTGCTTTCTGAGTTGCGTCTGCAAACGCAGCATCTTTAACTACAACATCACGTGCTACGTAGTCTAGTTCGATGTTATCGATTTGACCTTGTAGAGACGTATCAGCAGCAGCACGAGTTGCCGCTTCAGTATCAATGTTAGTTTGTAATACTGAGTCACCAGATGCGCGAGCACCAGCTTCAGTAGAAATAGCAGTTGTGTTAGATGAAACAAGAGCAGAAATTTCACCGTCTACTTTTTGGAATTCAGCAACAATTTCTGTTAATGAATCTAAAGCGGCAGAATCAGTGTTAGAAATAACATTGTCCAATTTCGCTTCGATGCGAGCTTCTTCACCAGTTGCGCGTACTACTTCAGCGTCAACTTTGGCTTCGATGCGAGCTTCTTCAGCAGCAGCACGAACTTCTTCAGCGTCGATTTCTGTTTGTAAACCTGTATCCGCAATTTCGCGAGCAGTTTGTTCAGCAGCAACAGATGCGTCCGCATCAGCAATTGCTTCAGCCTTAGCAGTAGCGATACGAGCAGTAACTGTATTACCAGACGTACCATCAACAGATGCGTCACCAACTAATAGTGCGTCATGCGCCTTAGCAGATGCTAGAGTGGCGGCATCACCAGAGTTAATAGCAGAAGTTAAATCTGTACGAATCGCAGTATCCGCAACAGTACGAGCAGAAATTTCTTGTTCGATTGAAGATGCGTTCGCAGCTTCCGCACCAGTAGCACGTAATACTTCGTCAGCAAGGTCTTGTGAAAGAACTGACTCAGCGGCAGTCGCACGTGATACTTCGTCGGCAAGGTCAGACTGTAATGCGTCAACGTTTGCTTCTTCCGCAGTAAGACGAACATCTAATGCCTGGTCACCTGATACGCGAGCAGCAACTTCTGTTGTGATTTGTCCTTGTAGGTCAGCCTCGACACCAGATGCGCGTGTTGTTTCATTAGCAATCGCAGTTGCGTTTGCAGATTCAGCAGCAACAGCACGAGTTACTTCGTCAGAAATAGCACCAGAGTTAGCAATCACAGACGCAGATAGAACATCATCAGCATCTTCGAATGCAGCAACGATTTCTGCTAAAGAGTTAAGAGCAGTCTCGTCAGTGTTCGCCAAGATGTTATCAATACGTACCGATAACGCAGCGTCAGCACTTTGATATGCGGTTTCGATTGCGTTTTCACGACCAGTGGCACGAGTTACTTCATTAGAAATAGCAGTTGCGTTCGCAGATTCAGCGGCAGATGCACGTACTACTTCAGCATCAACTGCAGATTGTAGTAATGCTTCAGCAGATGATGCGCGAGTAGTTTCTACCGCAACAGCATCACTAATATCCTGAGCGACAGCAGTCTGTGCGCGGACAGGTGTGAAATACAAGTTTTCACCTTCTGACAAATCATCGGTAGAGAAAGATGCGAAGAATGCGTCAGCACCAATTTTCTTCAGTGAGTCGGAACCCACATCGTAAAGTAGTGTGAAACATTGCCCCGGATCTAACATACCCGTAAGGGTGCTTTGACCCTGTACTACACTTTCGTCTAATTTAGTATTTAAGACTGCCTTGTCGGCTAATGCAGGTGATTTTATTTGTCTAAATGACATTATGGAATCTCCATTGAGTTTTAGTTAGGATTGTGTTTAAACGTTTAATAATATACTAACGAAATTTAATATAGATGTCCGCACCTGAAGGTGGGATTTCAAAGAATTGTATAACGTCGTCTATGGTTTCATAAATTTCTTCTGGGTGTTGTAATACATCATTTACCCAGACATCAATTAAGTCCGCTCTAGCGGGAGTACCATTAAGAGTGAAGACCGCAGTAGTACCATCCGATATAATCGATTGCGCATCTGGTATTACAGTGGTTTTACTTGTTGAAGAAGAGGTTCCTTCAATCAAATCAAATAGCTCAGTTTCTTGGCCTGGAGTTTGTTCAACTTGCGTTTGTTTCTGTTTCGCAAGATTATACAAACTTTCAGCTAGTACCCGATTGAAAGATTTTCCATTTATCATTGAGACGCCGTCATAAAAAGAGTTAATATACGAATGTTATTTATATAAGATTTAATCTTAATATAATGTCTTAATTGACTATCGCACCGTTTATATCGTAAATATCTATTCTATAATGACTACCGTGATTACCATCAAGTTTATCCGCGTCAGTAGCAGTTGACGCATTACCTTGAAGGTCTCCCACGAATGTCGATGCGGTTACTGTATCAAATTCTACAGAGCTCGCGACATCAATATCGAATTGACCAGTTAATGGGTCATATACTAATCCATTACCGGCAGAGACCACGTTACGTGAACGTGAAGTTGTGAAATACTGATTATCCCCTTCAGGAACTTCAGTGGTAGTGATACCGTCTATGGTATCTAGTGCTTTCTGAATAGTATCATCAGAACCAGAAAGTAGTCCGTCAAAATTAGTTACATCAGCAAATATATCTGAGGCAATTACTGTTTGTGGTATTACCGATACGGGTACTGGAAAATTAGTCCGTATTGGTTGACTACCACCAAATTGAAAATCATATGTAGTATTAGTGTTACCAGTAACTTCATTAGCGTAGTATTTTATTACTATGCGGTCAGTTGCTATAAAGTTAGTTGCGGGTAATAACGCATCAGCATAAAATTCTACATAAGTTGTTTGAAGAACCTTTGCCGTGTTGGATGATGTAGATAGTAATGTTTCTACACCCGCACTACTTCTTTTATATATTTCAAAGTAAAATGTTGCTGAGCCTGGCGCGCCATCTGGGTTAACTCTTACATTACCCACCGTATGAATATTGATGACCCCAGTATTACCAACTAAGACACCCTGTTCCGTAGAAAGTTCCGCAATTAAATTATTAGTACCCGTAAATGAACCCGTGTTGATATCTACTGCGATATCATTATAATCTGAGTCATTAATGTCAGTGACCATCTTAGTATATACACCATCAACCGCAATAGTAGCGGTCGTCGGGTATAGTACTATGGCAGATGTCAACGACGAAATGTCAACTTTTCTATCATGTAATTCATCAATAGCTTGTTGAACATTTGTAGCAACTTGGTCACTATCAGGAACATAGGATACTGAAGCGGCACTTATATTCAATGATTCGACGAACTGTGTATCCACCTCATTATTGATAGCAGATATAACATCACTGAGTGTTACTACAGGGTCACCATTAAGACGGAAACTTCCGAATATGTTTACACCCGCGCTATCTACATCAATACGGTCACTATCACGATATTGAATTTTAAAATCACCACCATTATAACCAAGATGTTTTAAAATCGTGTTGGTGCCGTTATGATATAATCTAGTTTCTTCGTCAGTACCTACAGTATATGAATAACCATCATCTAAAATGAAGTCGTTATCAAAAGAAGCACCCTCAGAATTATATGATGATATTTGTACAACCTGACCATCCGCAATGGGATAAGCAAAAGTTATAGATTCTCCATCATTAGCAGTAAAATCTATACCTTGATGAAGTAGTACACCATTCAGATGTACCTGTATACGTGTAGGAGTAGATAAGTCGTATTTTAGTATGTTCCCTGCGTCATCCGCACCAGAGACTGTTTGTAAAGTTCCGTCAGACGTGTAAATATAGTTATTAAAAGTCGATGAAAGACCAGAACCAGAAGATGCACCAACTTGGATAATCTGTTGGATTCCATCATCATATTCTTTTTTTAGAAACAGTTTACCATCAGCGGTGTTTATTGCTAATTCACCGAGTTGTAACTGTTCTACCGTTGGTACGTTGCCTGGGACGGCACTACGTCTTAAACGGATATCTATATTATTAGCCAATGTAGGCACCCTTACATTCAGTCCCTATATAGGGAAATATATTACAATTTAAAAAATACTAACTTTATATAAAGTATTTATGTGTATTTTAAAAACGTATATTAGTAACTACCACCGTCCAATTGATATATTGTAACAGCCCCGTTGGTTACAGTAAATTGGTCAGAGTCGAAACTTGCGACACCAAGATTGGTAGTTGAAGCTAACTCCGCGCTGATAAGTAATTCATTAGTTTCATCAGCATAGGTAAGGTCAATTCCTTCACCTGCTGTTAATAAACTAGATACTTTATCATCAATATATTCGTCTATTGAAATATCATTGATAGATAAAGGAGCAAGAACATTTAATCCTTTGTCAATGTTTATCTGGTCTTTCGTTGCGTCGTATACAATTGATACGTTCGCACCAGAAATAAATATACCAGCACCATCAGCCTCAGCAGGAGTTGTCGCTTCATCCGCTAAAGTAAGTGTGAGGTCATTAACCGACATTACCGTCGAGTTAATTGTAGTTTGTGTACCTTGAACAACTAGGTCACCACGAATTACTAATGTACCACCGTCCGAATCAGTCGGAGCAGGGTCTAAGTATAACGTGTTAGATGAGTCGGTAGAATATAGGGTATTACCTTCTAGTCTTAAATTACCAACTTCAAGAGAAGTAAGGTTTTCGACTACAGGATTGAGACCAGTTGTGACAGTGTTTGTGTCTGGGTCATAGGTGACGTTTAAATTATCACCGGCAGTAAAGTTTAGGTCTGAATCCAATAAAGATATTGTATCGCCATTTACAGTGAGATTGGTACCCACAAGGACTTCGTCTGCTGAAGTTAATCTACCATCAGAATCAACAGTAAACGTCGGTATGGATGTCTGTGACCCATATGTTCCTGCTGTTACGCCAGTAGGTACTAGACCAACTGTAATGGAGTTTCCGTCAGAGTCAGCAACCGTAGCAATACCACTACCACCAAGAAGACTAAACGATTCTGTGTTTAGATATATGTCCCCTGAACCACTATCACCCGCAAAGGAGAAGTTCGAACCTAGTTCTTGAGTTGTTATTAAATTATCGACATAGAACTTAGTAGCAGCATCTGAACTATCAATTGGGTCTGATAGGTCTGTTAGACGGGCGCCATTAACAGTAAAGGTTGACAGTGGGTCACCGCCAATACCGCCGCTAGTAAAATTTATACCACCTATAGTTAATTGGTCAAGTGCGCCATCAGAATCAACAATAAGTGCTTTGTTAGGGAGATTAACACCATACGATGCGTCAGCTTCACCGTGTAGTAAGTTAACGTAATGAGCACCACCAATAACGGTATGATTAGCAGCATCACCATTTACTTCTACACCAGTACCGATATATAAACGGTCACCGCCATTTTGTCCGTTATCAGGTAAGTATGAATATGCTAATTCACCCTGACTGAGCGTGGTAGGATTACCAGCGACACCGGAACGTTTTATTCTAATTATTGATGCCATTAGTATTGACCTCCATTAATGATTTGTTTCTCTAATAATTTTTGAGCATGCCATTTTTCGTCACTTTCATGATACACTAGAACATCACCTTCTTCGGGATGGGGTGCTTGAATATTAACATCACCCAATGAACTTAATGAACCAGTAGCTTCGCTAACGCGTCTGACTGGTCGCCCAAGGGTTACTCTTTTTACTTGAGTCTTATCCCCCGACGATACGTCACTTACTAAGTGCGTAGTACCCCCGTTAGATTTTGAAACCTTTCTTATTGGCATTGGATTACCTTGTCACCGAAGGAGAAACTTTAATCTTACCTTCCAGTATGCGTTCTACAATAGGATTTTCGTCACTATCATTAAAAGAAAGTTCTACATCATACACATACCTTCCACGAGAAGATAATGCGTCCGTCTGAGTATTAGTTAGAGATAATGTGACTACACCATCGGTGGCAGGACTTGCTACGATTGCGGTGAAATCTACCGTATCCTCTGCACCACTATTAAAGTTCTTTTTCATTTTAGCAGACACGGTATGACCGGTCAAATCTTTTGTTGACCCATCTGCGTTTACTAGTTCCAACTGTAACGCTACATCAGTACCTTGGTCAATAGTAAAGTCTTCGTAAGTTGCCATGTAAAAAAACCCTAAGTGTTATAAAAAGTATATTCTTCTATTTATAACATCTTAGGGCCTTAGTATATCACACTATTGAAAATTTATTCTTTAGCAGATATATCCTCTAATACCATTTCCCGCAAAGGGTCAGAACCATCAGACCAATCAAAGACATATGATACTGTACAACGCCAATCATCAGTTGATGCCGCATGGTATAGAATCTTTTCTGGTTCATCATAGTGACCGAAGTAAGCGGCCTTACAAGTCCATACTCCCGGCTCATCTTGACAACGAATAACTTCTTTAGTTTCTGGGTGAATATACTCGAAGTATCCAGAACCATCTCCAGAGTAAGAGAAGATTAGGTTATATCCAGGCGCATTAGCATTGTGATGCCAAGAAATATATCCGCCTGGTGGATAGATTGCGCATAGAGCATTATGTTTAACCGACAAGAAATTCATCATCTTGCCGTTCAAATCTGCGATATGTCGAGTGAAATCACGACGGAAAATAGGGTCAGCATCGGCAGTAAATATTTGATGATTTTTCTCAGCAACTTTCAAGTTGTATCCAACAAGATGTTCTGGGAAACCATCATGGCGATTTCCTAAATCTACGATATTTTTGCGATACTTTTCCCCAACGTAATAGTCACGTTGACGTTTATGCTCAGCTGCGGTCAAATGGACGTTTTGTTCAAAACCTTCCACTGAGTGCAATTTAGCGTATTGGTTTAGAATCTCTAGCAATTCTGGGTTATTAACCTCCACGTGCTTGAGATATTGGTCATTTACCTGTGTCATACGATTGGTGTGTCCTTATTTAAACCCGCAGAGAAGTGACGTAAAATCACTGGATCTTTAGGTTGTGTACGTGCCCAATTAAAAGCGTTATAATAGTTCCATCTTAAATCATCATCAAAGATTCCGATTTTAAGATCCTTATATTTTTCTTCTTTCTCGGTTAACCACCAGAGTGAGAACTGATCCCATGACTTGAGACTGTCTATATACCCTTCTGGCCACCAAGTATCATTCATTTGTTTGTATGTCAAATCCCACCAATCCTGCATAAATTCGCGGACGATTGGTTTAGTCATATCATACAAACATACACCACCACAAAGAGTAAATTTAGAAGTACCCTCTGGCGTATCAAAATCACGTTCCGCGTAAATATAATCGCGGTCATCAGTAAGTTCGGAGAATACTACATCGTAGTCTTTCATCTCATCCCATACTTTAATAATATCTTCGTGCTCACATTCCATGTCAGCATCAATATACATTGTTATGTCATATGGCGAACGTGCCATACCCCATAACTTAGCGCGATAATGGTTGTCACAGATAATAACATCATCAGCAACATCATAACCACGTTCGTCAATATATTTTTCTTCTGTCACGAGACAGATTTTACAATCCTCATAGAAGTCTCTTAGACTTTCTGCGAGGTTAAGAGCATACAAATAAAAGTTAGGTTTATTTGATGCTACGATTACAAACCCTTTGGTCTTCTCCATTACTCAGTCCCTTCCAGAGATTCCTGTAGGATGAGAATAGAGTACAAGTCTACTTCGATACGAGACTTCGCACGACGTAACTTTCCTTTTAATTTGCGGTTCTTAGAGGCTTTAATCTCATCAACCTCAAATGCTTCTAGTTTGTAATTAAATAATTTTTCTAACTTACGTGCTTTCTGGTGTTCCAGTTCACGTTGTTTTTCTTCTTCTTTCTCGGCCTCTTTACGAGTAACGCGACTAATAGTCTCGTTATCGATGTTTTCTTCGCCTACTGAGGCAACAACTTCATCAAACAACTCATTGTTTTTACCATCTTTATCAGTACGGTTCAATAACATAACTTGACGAGTAACGCGACCAACATCATCTTCCATTTCTAGGATACAGTTTAGTTTATCTTTTGCTTCAGTTTCCCAAAAAGCATTATCCATCCATTTTCTGTAACTCATATACTTCATTCTCCAAAGGGGGGTGTTAAATTCAATTCACTATTATATATCAAAAAACTAAGTGGGCCATTTCAGACCCACTCAATATGTTACCTATTATACATCATGTTTCACTACGTGTCAAGTATTACGCAATTCTCACATATAGTGTATAACCCTGTACAGTCTGGAACGTAGGTTGGATAGTGGCACCAACATAGTTTCCTACGAACGCACGGGAGTAATTACCTGTAAAGTCTCTTGAGTAATTACCAGTAAAGTCACGAGCATATTCACCCGTAAAGTTACCCGCATAGGTAGAGTTTCTTGTGCGACCATAGTCAGCAGAATATGCTGAAGTACGTAGTCTTGAGTATGCGGATACGCGAACTCGACTGAAAGTATCAGTTGAATTACGAGTATACTCACCTAAGAATCCACGTGTATAGTCACCAATAAAGTTACCAGCGTACGCACTTACACGGTTACGAATATAGTTACCCGCAAATGTTCTTGCGTAGTTACCAGTAAAATCACCAGTAAATACAGTTGCGTAGGCTCCTGCGTATTCACCTGTAAATGTTCTTGCGTAGTTACCAGTAAAATCACCCGCATATTGACGAGCATAATTACCGATATAATCACGGGCATAGTTGCCAGTGAAAGTAGTAGCATATGTACCCGCATATTCACCTACGAAACCGCGTGAGTAAGCACCAGTATATTCGCCAGCAAATCCACGAGAGTATGTACCAGTATATTCGCCAACAAATCCACGGTTATACGTACCAGTATATTCACCCGCAAAACCGCGTGAGTATGTACCAGTATATTCACCTGTAAATGTTCTTGCGTAGTTACCAGTATATGACGATGGACGCGTACGTGAGTAAGTCTCTATACGAGTTCTTGAGAAGTCACGAGCATAGTTACCAACATAAGAAGTAGCATATGTACCAGTATATTCACCAGCGAAGTTACGAGAATAGTTACCCGCATATGACGATGGACGTGAGCGAACATATGAAGACACTCGAGTTCTTACAAAATTACGTGAATAGTTACCAACATAAGAATTCGCATATGTACCAGTATATTGACCAGAGAAACCGCGTGAGTACGTACCGGCATATTCACCAGCGAATCCACGTGAGTATGTACCAGTATATTGACCAGAGAATCCACGAGAATAGTTACCAACATAGTTTCCAGCAAAGTTGCCGACGTAGTTGCCCGCAAAGTTACCAGCGAAGTTACGTGCGTAATTACCAGCAAACGTTCTTGCGTAGTTACCGACAAAGTCACCCGCAAAATCTGTTACACGGTCACGTGCGTAGGCACTTGAACGAGTTGCGACATAAGCAGAAACACGTGTACGAGCATAAGCAGAGTAACGAGTACGTGTTGAAGTACGAGCATATTCACCAACAAAGTTTCCTGCATATTCACCGGCAAAACCACGTGCGTAGTTACCTACGAAGTCGCCTGCGAAACCACGTGCGTAGTTACCAACAAAGTTACCAGCGAAGTTTGTTACACGGTCACGAGTAAAGTCACCAACATAATCAGTAATACGTGTACGAGCATAAGCAGAACTACGGCTGCGTGTGAATGCAGTTACACGGTCACGAGTGAAGTTACCAACGTAATCAGTAATACGAGTACGAGCATATGCTGAAGTACGAGTACGACCGAATGCAGTTACACGGTCACGAGTGAAGTTACCAACGTAATCAGTAATACGAGTACGAGCATAGGCACTATAACGTGTACGAGCAGAAACTCGAGTACTTGTACGAGAATAGTTACCAACAAAGTCACCAGTAAAGTTTGTTACACGGTTACGAGTAAAATCACCAACATAGTTAGTAATACGAGTACGGGCATACGCACTATAACGAGTTCTTGTTGAAGTACGAGTACTTGTTCTAGCATAGTTACCAATAAAGTTTCCTACGTAGTTACCTGTATATGTGGTCGTATAATTACCGACAAAGTTACCAGCATATCCACGCGCGTAGTTACCACCATAGTTACCCGCATAATAACCAGTGCGAGTGTATGTTCCCGTTGCGGTATATGTGGTCACACGAGTACGGGCATAGTCGCCAACGTAGTTACCAGCATACTCCAGTGTGCGAGCATAACCAGCTGTGCGAGCGTAGTCTGTTACACGAGTACGGACATAGTTACCGACGAAATTAGCGATATAATTACCGGTGTAATACTCGGCGGTAGATCCTATGCGATATCTTGCGAATCCGGCAGGACTTACTCTGCTACGAGTTGAAGTACGTGTGAAGTATGCGGTTCGAGAATAATTAAGCGTCCGTGTGAAGTAGGACAAGTACCCCCACATATAACGTGCGTAACTGACATACCGAGCATAGTTATCTTGACCACCATAGTTACCAACGAAGTCACCAGTATAAGTTACAGTACCGGCATAGTTACCTTCATATGTAGCAGTAGTACCATATGGATTACTGTACCTAATATAACTCGCTGAGTAATCTACTGTACGGTCAGTATTACGTACAGCGGCATAATTACCTGTAAAATAAAGCACGCTTGTGTAGTAACCGGGCCTTGTGTAAGTTGCAGTATAGGTACCGGCATAGTTACCAACAAAGTCACCAACATAATAGAGTGGACTTGTGTATGCTAAAGTTCTGGTAGATGTACGTGAGTATGTTCCCGCATAAGCAGAATAACGAGTACGAGCAGACGTACGCGTAAAGTCACCAATACGATTACGTATGTAATCAGTTGCGCGAGTTCTAGCATATTCACCAACAAAGTTACCACCAAAGTTACCAGCATATCCACGGGCATAGTTACCTATGAAATCACCAGTAAATGTAGTCGCATAGTTACCTACGAAGTCGCCAGCGTAGTTAGTAATACGAGTTCTAGCATATTCACCAACAAAGTCTCCGGCAAAGTTACCCGCATATCCACGAGCATAGTTACCGACAAAGTTACCAGTATATGTGGTCGTATAATTACCGATAAAGTTACCAGCATAGTTACCCGCATAGTTTCTTGCGTAGTTACCTACGAAGTTTCCGGTGTAAGTAGTAGTGTAATTACCGATAAAGTTACCAGCATAGTTACCCGCATAGTTTCTTGCGTAGTTGCCTACGTAGTTACCAGTATATGTGGTTGTATAATTACCGATAAAGTTACCGGCAAAGTTTGTTACACGGTCACGTGCGTAAGCTGAAACACGAGTACGTGTTGAAGTACGAGCGTAGGCACTATAACGTGTACGGGCAGATGTGCGAGTTGAGGTACGCGCATAGTTACCAATAAAGTCACCCGCGAATCCACGAGAATAATTACCGATAAATCCACGAGCATAGTCACCAACAAATCCACGAGAATAATTACCGATAAAGTTACCGGCAAAGTTTGTTACACGATTACGAGCATATGAAGATACACGCGCTCTTGAGTAAATACCAGCGAAGTTAGTTACACGGTCACGAGTGTAGTCTGTTATACGAGTGCGACCGTAGTCAGCAGAATAAACAGAAACACGGTTACGTGAGTAAGTTCCAGCATAAGTTGATACACGATTACGGGCATATGTTCCAGCATAAGCAGAAACACGGTTACGTGAGTAAGTTCCAGCGAACGTTGAACCACGAGTACGAGTAAACGCTCCAGTGTAGTTTCCTACAAATCCGCGAGAATAGTTACCCGCAAAGTTACGGGCATATGTTCCAGCATAAGTTGATACACGTGTACGACCATATGTTCCTGAGAACGATGATGGACGTGTACGAGTGAATGCTCCAGTATATTGACCAGAGAATGAACGAGAATAGTTACCTACAAAGTCTCGAGCATATGTTCCCGCATAAGATGATACGCGGTTACGAGCATATGTTCCTGTGTAAGTTGATACGCGGTTACGAGCATATGTTCCAGCATAAGATGATACACGGTTACGTGAGTAAGTACCTGAGTAAACCGAAACACGGTTACGAGCATATGTACCTGAGTAAACCGAAACACGGTTACGAGCATATGTTCCCGCGTAAGTTGATACACGACCACGAGTATACGCTGATGGACGAGTACGTGAGAACGTACCAGTAAAATCAGTAATACGGTTACGAGTGAATGTAGAAACTCGAGCTCGGGCATAATAACCAGTGAAGTTACCAGTAAACCCTTGTAGACGAACACGCGTGTAAGTCGATTGACGGTTTAATACATATTCACCAGTAAATGTACGGCTGAAATTAGTTACGCGGTCACGTGAATAAGTTGATTGACGGTCGCGTGTATAGTTACCTACGAAATCTCCGACATATTCTCCAGCGAAGTTACGAGTATAATTACCCGCAAAATCACGTGTATAGTTTCCGATGTAGTTTCCGACAAAATCTTGAGCAGAAGTACGAGTAGATACGCGACTGAATGTAGAATTACGGTCACGTGTATACGCAGAAACACGTGTACGGACATATGCGCTATTACGAATACGTGAATATGACTGGTCAATAATATCACGCGCAGTATTTAACGCGGAACCTACTGACTTCCATACGCCAGGTAAAGTTGGTGCACCTTGCGTTGATGAACGCAACTGATAAGAACCGATGTTACCTACAATAGCACGTAGAGTTTTAATTCGTTGTCCAAGAGTATACTGAATTTGGTCATCAGTCATTTCTTGGAAACCTTGATAGTCACCATTGACATCATACAATGTAGCAACTGGGCGAACAGCAGAAACTGTAGGCATAGCAACACGTAAGTATATATGATATGATGTTGCGCTTCCGTCACCACGGGTATCACTGAATACGTTCGGTATAAATTGAACGTAGTCGGTGCCTGGGCTTGAAGAGGCAAGTTTGAATGTTCCTTGGTAATCATTCGACGCAAGATTACTGAGAACACGATTCGCTAAGTTATTCAAATCACCGTCTACCATTTCGTAGAAGCCTGGGTTTGAAGTAGCGTAATAACCTACTGGTCGGACAAAGTCTGCGCCTGATTCACTAGCAGAACCACCATTTTGATAAACAGTAGTTGTTGTAGTACCAGAAGTGATTTGTGAAGCCGGATGAGTCCCTGTCGATTCGTTAAAAAACGTATCGACGAACGTACCGATATTCACATCACCCGTAAGACTTAAATTACCAACATCAGAAGTGCCCGATGTTGATAGTGCCTGTCCCACTGCATACGCAAGATAATTTTCTTCCGTAGGAGTGAATTCCTGTAGGTCACCATTCGAATTTTTAATTTTTAGTGGTATACTCGATGCTGACACAATATCGCTCTCTTTATTAAGTTAAAAGGGGGGTTAATCATATATATCTATAACGAAAAATGCGCACTACCCTTTCTATCACGCACCTATATTTTCAATAATAGTATTTATACTTTTAGTTTCCACTACTTATCAGTATCTTACTGAAGCATACCGCCCGGTGGTGCTGGAGGTGTAGTTGGTGGAGGTGTACTTGGTGGAGGTGTAGTTGGTGGAGGTGTAGTACTGGCCATTTGACGACCTACTTTATAATAAACTCCGCCTGGATTACTAGTGGATGCGGTACCTCTAATATATGTAAATTCGCCTATGGTCTTCGAAGTCAAATTATTTAAAGACGTGGAAGTACCCGAAAATACTTGAGTACCGTTAAACCATATAGAATCTCCATATGGGCCATCTTGCCAATATGTATTACTTGCGGTATAGTAAGGAGCTATAGGTGGATATGATGGAGTATCATTTTCAGTTGTGGTTTCTCGACGAACTTGATAAAACCCACCAGCTGAACCGCCGTTTACGAAGGCGTCTCGAAAATACTTCCAACCACCTGATACTATGGAAGTTGTTCCATCAAAATCACCCGCAAACACTGCTACATCATTCCAATATACCGTGTCTTCTTGGAAAATTCTCCAATAAAATTTAGGAACACTAGTTGAATAGAAAGGCCCGTTAGGATTAATTGGTTCATTAAAATCAATATTTAATATAAAGTCCCCACTCGTTGTGGAAACAATTTCTAATGTATGTTTGTTTCTTATTTCGAAATCAACATTCTTTAAATAATTACCTGAAGGGTCATTAACATCTACCTGAATAGACCAAGACCTATCAGACGATAAATCCTGCCAAACACCAAAAGTCCCAGAGAACTGAGACGTGTCGGTGGCATCAGGGTCAGCAGTAGAGTTAACTACTGCCCTGATTTGATAATCACTAGAAGATGCCATTATCTTATTTTATCGAGAACTCGCCGCTGTCATCTGGAGCAGTACCACCACCGCTTGGAGGATTAGGTGGAGTATCTGGTTGAGTTGAAGGTGGTGGCGCAGCACTATATAGCCAAGTTCGCGATGAGAAGGATTCGTTAACACCACCCACTGTAGCATTCGACGTAGCAACCGTACCGAGATATGTACCATCAGTTTTAAATTGAATAGTAACCGAGGCAGTACCACCGGTAGCGAATTCATCAATTTCCACAGAAACATCATCACCGACTAGTGTGTTTGTGATTGCGACATCTTGGTCAGATACGAAGGCGTCTATACCAAATGTTCCAGTTGTTGAACAAACAACGGTATTTGGAGCAGCTGCTTCACGAATTTGAAATGTGAATGTTCTATCATAGTTACCATCAGTTGCCGCTAGAGGTAACGTTAATGCCCACTCACGAGCACTGCTCAGACTCAACCAATTTGTGGTATCTCCACTAAAACGAGATGATTGTGCTGCGTCGGTAGAGACGACAGTCGCTTTAATTTCGTATTGAGCAGCATCAACAATACCACTGTACCAAGATGATGTGAAAGTCTGTTCACCACTAAGAGTGGCGTTACTCTTAGTGACTAGACCTTGAATAGTACCAGTTGGATTAAAACGAATCTTACCTGAAGCAGTACCCGCACTAGTCGTATATTCATCAACGTTAAAACCGATACTCTGACCAGTTAAAGTAGTATATACGTAACCATCAGAGATGTTCATCTGTAGTAAGAACTTATCAGAAGTTTGCGACACTATTTCAAGTGTGTGTTTGTTCCTGATTGTGAAATCTACTGGAACGACATAAGTGCCATCAACATCAGCAGTATCGACGGCAAGAGTCCATGTTTGGTTAGCAGATAGTGGTAACCATGTGTCGAGGGTACCTGAAGATAATACGTCCGCAATAGCAACACCGTTAGGGAATTGCGGATTACCATCTAACGTAGCTTTAATTTCGTAATCAGCGTTAGTGTATGCCATTTTTTTGTCCTGTATTTTATTAAAATTTTATGTCTGTTATTAGACTATTATGTATTTATATACCATTTATCCGCAAAACCGGTAGTAGATATTAAATTGACTATATTATTATTTATAACACCTGTAATATTACCATTAGTGTAGAAAGTAATACTTGCTTGTAAATTAGAACTATCAGTCGAAAAATCATTGGCTGAGGCAGATACAGTTTTTCCTATTAACGGATTAACAATATTAAGTTCTTCTGTCACTGGAGGTGGTTCAGGTGTTAATGTTCGCTCAAAATGTAATATGTTACCTAGGTACACTCTTTTAACATATCGTGTACCTAGTTTAACTTCTTCTGAACTGACACCGTTGAATTTAAACGCCATAATATAATCTCTATTACACTATAAAGTATAGAGTGTCTGGGTCAACCGGATTAACTTGATTATATTCAAGTTGACTACCTGTCCAGAATTTAATAGGATTGCCACTGGTATTTTGATTAACAATCTGTGATGTTGGTGGAATAGCGGCAATCGCACCTTCTACTGCGGTAGTCACTTCCTCTGGACTAAGACCAGAAAATCCTGATACCGCACTATCAAGTTGTTCGAAGTTCTCATTAACTTTATCAAACGCACCATTGATGTTATCTGCTAAGTTAATTACTTGAATATTGATGGCCATTATCTATTCCTTACTAATTGAGCAAGAAGACTTTTAATATCTGATAACTCACCTTTCAAAGTCGTGACCTCATTCGAAAGGTTTATCATTTTTTCAGACTCTTGTCTTTTCGCTTCTTTTAGTCTTTTACTTTGAGCAATCTCTCCCTTATTAGTGTTCAAGATTGCCCCTGTTTGTTTATCTCTCACAAGATTGTTATGTCCCGTGACCTTCTGAAATCTACTATTCATTAAGATGCCAATGCGAGTGAACGTAAGTCAGTAATAATAGGAGACCTAGATGAGTTACTTGATTTCATAACAATCTTAACTTGGAACGCTACGAATGGGTCTAGGTCTTCAGTCGTGTATTCATATTCGCGAATCGCTGCGACGGTATCATCTGAAGATACTATTGCGTCTATATCTATAGGTAACCAAGAAGCGGTATTAATATTACCGGCCTCCGTCGCCGTACGTACATAAACTTCAAAGTCAGCAGCAGATGGACGATTAGCAGAGAATAATACTTTAACCGCAATCGATGATTCATCAAGAATAACAGGTGTAGTAATATGCTGTGCCGCATCATTGTTATCAATAACATTTTCTAACGCAAGTACACCCGCACGTTGTAAATCAATTACAGGGGATACTTTACTATCATTAGTAGTCATTGTTATGTTAAACTTCATAGTAGGTGATGTATTATTATCACTAGACTGTACTAAAGTAGGAGTGACATTAGTATTCACATCATTGAGCAACGTTAATGCTGTTGGTAATGGATTACCTACATTACTAGTTGAAGTATTACGACTAAGACCATAAGACTCACCGTTTACTCTATCTACTGTAGATGTTATTACGGTAGACTGTGGTGTTAATGTCTGAACCATTGGAAGATATTCGTCCATCATTACCTGATAGGTAGCGAGAACATTTGAACCACCAGTTTCAGTACTAGAATTTGCTACTATATCTACCCCTGCGTCAACAATGATATTATACCCTAAAAATGAGACGTTGTCAATAGTATGTTGAGTATTTATCGCATTAGCACCAAGACCCGCAACATCACCAGTCACACCGGTGATAGTAACAGTATCATTCTTAGAAAATCCATGACCTACATGAGAAACGAATACTGTTGTTGACCCTTGTAATGTTCTTAATGGATTCTCGACCAAAATAGTCTTAGGTAGTGTAGCATTCTCTAATTGAACCATACCTGAAGACTGGAAGTCAGCACGGAATAATTCGAACATCAAATCTTTTGTCTGGTCTGCTGTCCAAGTAGAACCATTCTGAGACATGAATAACGAACCTAAGTGCGGCTGTTTGTTAACACGACTATCAGTAGAACCTATTAGGAATTGGTATGTTTCAGAAACATATGAGTTATACTTGACTGATTCAGCAAGTAACACTATAGCATATTCTTCGCCTGGTGTCAAGAATACAGGTTCATCAAACACAATGTCAGTACCAACAACATCAGATAACTGTGGGTTAGTCGACAACGGTGTGATATTGATGTCCGCTGGATTAGTAAATTTAACTGAGCCCGGCACAATTACATTTGTAGGTTGACCATTTTCTACCGAACGAATCTGTACTTGTAAAGGAATAACATCGTCTTTACTTTCCATGAATACCCGAACTTTAGATAAGAATATACCATTAGGATTTTCTAGTGGGTTTACTATAAAAGTTTGTGCAAGAGGATCTCTCCACCAATGCGTATTAATTTCTCTTGTTGTTCTAATAGTACGTTGTATTGTTTCAATAGTACCTGTAGACGTGTATATAGCACGTGCCGTACTAATCGCATTGGCATCATCGTTTGTACTGATATCAAGAAGTTTAAATTCTTGAACACCTGTACGGAAACTTATTGACGGTGTACAGGGTAGGAAGAAAGAACCTATTAATTGTCCTTTTTCATCTGTAGTCAATGATGTTTGTCCAAATGGAGTTGATGTAGCATTAGAGTATTCGTTACCAATAACTTGAGTTTGGTTAGAGAATTGAACGAATTCTGTTTCTTGACGAGTCCATTCACTTACTGAACGGTTACCGAAGAATGGGAACATCTTAGAATTTGGACGTAGTCCGTCTACTTTGAAGTATATTCTACGTGAACGCATGAACGGAATGATTTCTACATCCAACACACGGTCACCAAGATTTTCTTGGATAAAAGTAGTGGTAGTTCTATTAAAAATTCTTGCTCTACTTGTCAACCAGTTGTCACTAAACGTAACTGTTCTACGGGTAGCAGTCGTCAACAAATCAGGTAGACGTGTAGTCTCCACCCACTCATCAGATGAAGGTGATAACATAGAATGACCAGTCGAAGTTATTACTTCAAATGGGTTAACATTCAATGTACTAGTAGCAAGTGTCTGTGACACAAATTTAACATCACTGAAAGGTAGAGTAACTAAATCACCATTGTGAGCCGCTATATTAGCAGGATTATTATCGTCCATTCTTAATTGAACAAAATGTTCACGGAATGAAGGACGTAATCTATTAACAGGGTCGATTGATGCTCTATAATCAGGATTTGTCACATCAGAGAAGTTGAATGAGGTAAACCCATCAGCAATGAATCCTGCTTTAGTTCGTGCGAGACCGTTTGCGTCGACTACAGTTAACGCATTTGTATTAGTCTCCAGTAAACTTAATGTTGTCAATTCATACAATTCATTAACACGGTCGTCAAGAGCAGCAATATCTTTCATAGTATATCGTTTATGAGAGATTTGTGTTTTGACCAAGTCATTTTCGTCCAATGTAAATGGATTCAAACTAAATGTGTATAATGCCAAAGAACCAGTTGGAATATTAGGTTCTCTGGGGTCGAGGGACGCCTCACCTTGGACTATTTGTAACTCACCTGAACCAATACCACCTTTACTATTAACAGTGTTAGCAATCAACACATCAATACGTGGCATATAGTAATTAACGTCTGCTGATATAATACTCTTGTTCTTAGGAAGTAGATTTATACTAGCAGGATTAATTGCGTATTCAGTTAGTTTGCTCGGTCGAAAATCTACCACATTTCTTAATGATACTGTTTTCCCTGAGGCTAGAGTGTGCGATGGGATATCTTTATATTCTATATCATCATATGAATTAACATCGAAGAAGTCACCTGAACTATGTGTAAAGTAAGTGAATGTAACTTCTATTTCAGTTGGAATACCATCATACAATGGAATGCTTAGACCATCTTTAACTGTTAGATTAGCACGGTCATAAAAGTTATCACGTTGCCCACCATCAAACACGAATAAATTACTTATGTCTGTATGGTTAGCAGGGTCAACATCAGTAACATCCATAACACTTACTAGTTCTATAACGTCAACTTTTTCTAGTTCAATAGAATCCACATTAACATCAGTACTAAGTGATACACTACCACTTGCCAGAGTCTTAGATCTGCGTGTTGGATTAGATAAACGCACATAGTGAACAATGATATATTTAAAATCATCATTCAATCCAGCATACACCCAATTGGTTCCATTATAGGTTAGTGTGTAATCAACGCCTTGTACTAGTTCATCAAATTTTGATATAGCATCTGTACCGCCAGCAATTGACCCGTCAGCGTTTTCCGTAGATTGAACAATAATCCAATCTCCAGCATGTTCCGCGTCTCCTGCTATTACAATTTGACCTGCGGTAGGCGCTTGTTTGATAACTTTCTGTACAGTGAAGTTGTAATCAGTAATACTTTCTGGACGAGTGTTAGGTAATTCGAAAAGCATGTTATTATCTGTAGAACCAAATAATGTAATCGGGCCTGGGGTTCCACTATTATTACTATCGATTGGATATATTACACCACCGTCAACTCCCGCTGGGACATATAGGAATGTAACATCTCTAAAGTTATAAGGCGGGTTCATTTCAATATCAAATACGTATAGACGCCATTCATTACCGACTTTTTCTATTCCGCGTATATTACATGTCCCGACATTAGACTCACCACTAGCACCTCGAAGGGCAACACCTTTAAAACCATCGATAACACTTAATATGCCCGATGATGTTGATGGGTCGATTAGGATATAGTTACCGTAGTTTACAGTAATTCCGTTATTATTAATTTCTGTGGTTAGTCGAGGTTTATCGATACTCAATGGTGTGTTCGGGAAGTCTAGACGATAACCGTCAACATATGCGGTACCTGGCGTAACTTCTAAGTCTAATGTATCGTTATCACCATCACTGAATATCGCTTTAAATTCTTTTACTACATAATCACCAGATTCTTCTTTTGTACGTAAAGCAAGAAGGTCATTCAGTTTATTATAGTCATCAACCGCTTCGACTTGGTCATTGATTACACCATTTACTATACGACCGATGTATACAAAGTTTTCACCTTCAGCGATTTGGTCACGTGTAGTTAATACCAGACGGATTCTATAACGGTCTGCACCCGGAGCTGCTCGATTAGGAAATGCTCCCTGATTGTCAAATAATGCGTCAGTGTCATTTACATTAACAATATCTTGAATGACGCGGAAACCAAAGTCTGCCGTAGGTTTGTCATCATACTTGGATAGGAATGCTGACTGTTGTGGAGCATAAACAAAGTGTCCTTGTACAAAAAAGTCACCTTCGACCTCATTGATTTTTGAACCACGACCCGTCGCAAGACTAGGTGCCGCTTGTAGAGTAACCGAACCACCTAGTGGATGCGTACCTATAAAGGTAGCACCATCAGCAACTCGTGGAGTTGTGGTGTTATCAGTTGATGATGTAGTATTAGTATACTTAACTACAAAAGTGGCAGGGTCGCCATTTTCAGCAGCAATCATTTCTACTACTTGGAATACTAAAGGATCAGCACCACCTAGGTTCACCGTAAAGGTAACACCTGAGTAGTCATATCCATCTAGACCATATGTACTGGTATCGAGTTTAATATATTCAAAGGTTTGAACCGTTGGATTACCCGTACGTACAGCAGCACCTTCTTTGAAGATGTTATTACCGAATCGAGCAATCTCATTTTGGATGATAGTTTGCGATTGAGTCAACTCACGTGCTTGAAGAGCCTTACCCGAGTTGAATAGAATTCGATAATAGTTATCACTGTCTTTATAATCATCCTTATATACAGTTTCAAACGTTTCTTTTGTAAAATTATTTGGCATGATTATTCCTAAACAGTAATTACTATTTTAATGTCTTCTTGTTGTTCTTCATCACGAATGATTCGTGCTCTGTTCTCAATATATAGTACATCTCCAGAGTATCTGTCCACAGTATGCGTTGATACTGCTGATAATATGATACCTGAACCTGAACCACCGATTTCCGAAACAGTCTCTGTGTCCACGAACTTCACGAATCCAGTAGATTCGTTTTGATGATAATGAATGATGTTATCTTGTACATCATCGATGTACGCGACAGCACCCGTTGTGTCTCCACTAATCTGGTTACCCGCGATAAAACCGCCAGCAACGTCTAGTGTAAGGGTATTTAGTACTTTTGATTCAGAACCTAAGTATAAATCTGTTGTACCTTCTATAGTCAAGTTTTCTAATAACCCAATCTGTCTGAATGAGTTTTCTACAACAAACGCACCATTCTCGGTACCATTGGGTTTGATAGTGAACATTATAGAAGATGTTTTCAAATCATGTATAGGATTGGCACCAATACCTTCGGGTGATGTTACAATCGCACGTGCTACAACATTACCTTCTACCACAAAAGATGCGTAGTCATAACCCCCACCAAAATTATTCATGGTGATTTTAACAAGCATTCCTTGATAAACCGTAGCCGTTGCGGTCGCACCACTACCATTACCCACAACTGTGACTGCGGGGGCAGAGTTATAACCTGAACCAAAGTCTTCTATGATTGCGCCTAGAACCTGTCCACCTATCGCAGAATTCTGGACATCAAGTTGTTGTTCCTGAAATCCATCGACTGGCGCAGATTGAATATGCTCGACCGGAATATAGTTAGATGATAAAAACTGGTTGATTCGAGTTGTACTTACCGCGAATAAAAACTTCCAAGTGTAACCGTCACTAGTAGTGAATGTATCAGTTACATTAACATTTTCAATTCCGAATCTAGGTTCTACTGTAGAAGGTACATGAGTACCGTCAGCAGCTCTACTCTCCGCCATACATATGTACACATGATTCAGACCAGTCATTACGTACTGAGCATGACCGTCATCAGGTCTAACAGAATCTAACCAACCTGAGTACAACGTACCAGCAGACCAGTTAACACGTGGTACGACAAACGTAGAACCTTCTACCTTCTTGATAGACTGTAGGTTGTTTCTGAACTCGCGTTCTTCACGTATGTTATTAATAGGTACGATAGTAGCATCAGTAATACCAAATGTATCTGATTTACCTATTCCTACGTAACAGTCATTGTCTTCTAAGAACAACTTAGCAAGACTGGTACCAAGTGTTTGTCTAACTATAGCGGGCATTATATTTTCCTATCTATGGGCGTTGAGGCCAATTAATTTCATCTAATGAATGTACACCGTCTAATGTTTGAATTATATCTCTTAATGTTTGACGATACTCCATCCACTTGTATTTATCACTTTCACTCAAAGGGCTATCAGTTAATTGTGACCAATCAGATTGAGCCAAAAGACTATCTCGTGTTTGTCGTGCGGTTCGAAGAAATTCTTCCTCGTTAAAGACCCATGATTTGATAGTCCAATCAAAGGTATATACTCCCTCCGGTTTAGTTTCTTTTGCTACAAAACCCTCACCGTCGTGATAATAATCATTTATAAAATGACCACCGTGTCCCTGTATAACGCCAGAGGTATCCCATCTAACAACAAGTCCGCCGTGACTAGACCCTTCTTCGAAATGGTCGGGGTCTGCCGGATAAAAAAGACTTCTGATCTCTCCGGTATCTGCGTTTACTAATGCGCAATTGTTCATACTAGTTTTCCTACAATTAAAGTTCTTGTTGCGTCTACCGCCCAAGTGTCGTTTACCCGAGCAGTCCCAAATGTTACTGGGGCATAATCTGAACGAGTCATCGCCATAGGTATCATAGCAACACCCATAGCGGAAGAATGTGTTTTTGTCACAGTGGAATCTCCACCAGACCCCGATGGGTTATTTGTGTATGAAGTGTTATCATACGCACTTGCCCCAGGCACCGAAAATACATACCCTACACCCCAAGTACTCACTCGTCCAGATGGCCATACTGCACCATCACAAAAACATCCTGAGTATCCGGTACCAGTCACAAGGGCAAAGTACTGTTCCCAATTCAATGTGTCTAATACCTCGGTGTGTATTATAGGCAGGCCTGGGTTAGGTTGCCCAGTCGATGTACTTCCTGTCAAATCTGTTTTACCAGATACTATATTTTCTATCTGTAAATTTTGTCTGTTTGACGAGAATGCTATATCACCATTGGAACGGTATATTTCAAAACCCCAATCGGCATCTTCTTCAGCATTCTTCGAAACTATTCCAAATTTATATTCTAATGTCCATCCACTAGTCCACGCCCAATCATATACCGTTGTGAATATGGCAACATCAATGGGTATCTCTGCTATTTCTGTGGATGGTAATTGAGTACTTATATCGTCAAACAAAGTTATCGAGTATATGTTACCACTTACATGAGTAATATTTGTTATAGACCCTGATTTTGCGTAGTATGTACTACCGACATAAGTACCTAACCAGTCGTATATTACCTTTTCCGCCAAATCAATTGTCGGATTTGTTATAGGTACTTGTGGTTGAGTTAACCCAACATAATTACTGTTACCATAAAACTGAGGTGTCGTTATATCAATAGTGACATTAAATGTGTAAGTTCCTACAGGTACATTACTAGTAGGACGTATTCGATATTTAGAGAGTCCCCATTGTATCGATGTCGTAAACGGATAACTTATATCAGCTGAACTAGTTTGTGGTTTTGGTCGTATAAAAAGTAATGATGTTTCTTTACTAGTAGGACACGTCACACAAGGTGCTTGAGGTAAACTAGCCAAATGATAAGTAGATATTGTACCAGGCACTACCTCACCAGTTTTAATTATCTGAACCTGTCTTGACGATTGGTCGATAGTGGTGATACCGCCATTGTTTGATACTTCTATTCCATATGCCATATTAACTCCTCAATACCAAAAGACTATAATCATCAGTACCCAGAAATATCTGGTACGATGAAGTCGAACTTCTCACGTCAGCCCTTTCGAGTATAGGCCCTGCACCGGTGGCGCCACCAACTACATAGAAATTTGAATTCGGTAGTATCTGTACAGCGAACCACTCGGACAAACTAGGATAACCATATCCATATACTGGATGAGTAAAACTACCCGAAGACGTACCGCCATTACCACTCGCAAATGAATGGAAACGTGGTTGACGTTTATCCACAGCCATTCTAACATCACCTACTGGATTAAATATTTGTAATCCATATCCGGTTCCTGCTGCCTGTGTGACACCACTCGCTGTACCTGTCACGAATAATAAATTGGCATTGGTAGCATTCTTTATTACCAATCGAAAGGCACCCGCATTAATGAATTTAATCACGAAGGTTACTGTACCAGTACTGGAGCCACCACCTACTTTAGATGAAACTAAACAGTTCGATTGTTGTACTACTGTGGCGCCATAATTAACAGTTACATTTAAAGTTAACGTATCGGCGGTATTTATTAAGTTCGCTAAATCTTCATTTACCGGACTTGATGTTATATTAGAATCAATCGTATAGTCAGTCATTATGGATTATCCTAAGAAACCAAGTCTGACTCTAATACTATTGTTGTTATCGAATATCTCAATCTTATTATTTTTAATTTCCATACGTTCACCAGTGGCAGAAGACTTGACATCTAAAGAACCAGTGACAGTAGCGTTTGATAATAATACATCGTTTCCAGATATACTGAAAGGACTTTGATTTGTATTGGCAGTAACAAACTTGAATTTGTCTGCTGTCAATATAAAGTCTGAAGTTAATCCAGTGTTATTTAATTCAAACCCAGCAAAATGATTATTGACATCTAGGTTAACGAAGTACTTCGCACTTACATCAGGAATGTCCAGTCCATCGATGGTATTATTAAGAGTGGTAGTTGTTACCAATCCCTGTACCGCATTTGCGATATCATCACCAATAGCGGATTGTAAATTGGTGACTAACGATGCTGCCGAAACTAGGGTCGCACTATCACCTGCTGATATTACCGAGGTTAAAGATGTCGTTGCGTTTGATACTGCGGACGTGATATCACCACTATCCGGTTTGAGGTCAATAGCATTACTTAATGAAGTAAGTTGCGCGCTCGTCGCTGATATATCAGAATCATTAGCATTTATCAATGATGTTAAAGATGTCGTTGCGTTTGATACTGCGGACGTGATATCACCACTATCCGGTTTGAGGTCAATCTTACCTTCTAAAGTAGTGACTGCTTGATTTAATAACGTAATTGCTCCACTATCCGCATCATATAGAATATCAGACCGTAACGCATCGCGAGCAGCCGCGGTTACATTGATAATATCAGAATCAGTTCGACCAGATACCTCCAACGCACCTTCGAGTGTGACCACTTTGCTATTCAATACTGCGAGGTCAGAATCTACAGTGTCTAATATGTTTGATTGTAGTGTTTCGCGAGCATTGGCTGTTGCGTTCACTACAAAATTAGAATCAATTAAATCAATCTCACCTTCGAGTAAGACCACTTTGCTATTCAATACCGCAATGTCAGAATCTACAGTGCTTAATATGTTCGACTGTAATGTCTCGCGAGCGGAAGCGGTTATACTAATAATGTCAGAATCAGATAAATCGATTAAATCAAGCGCACCTTCGAGTGAGACCACTTTAGTATTCAATACTGAGTATCCGCTGTCAACCGAGGCAATAATATTACTACGTAGTGTCTCCCGAGCATCGGCAGTTGCGTTCACTACAAAATTAGAATCAATTAAATCAATCTCACCTTCTAGGGTAGTTACCCGTTGATTGACCAACTCAATACCATCACTATTAACTCCAATGATGCTTTCCAGATTACTTTGGACTGTGCTTTGGATATCTGCTATTGTATCAGAATTGATTTCTACTGTTACACCATTTTCTAAGGCAGTTGTGCGAGATGCTATAGAAACTAGCTCATCACTATTAGCGGAAACCGAAATTGTCAACGAATCAATCGCATCAGCATTTACGGTAGTCGCCTCTATAATGTCAGAGTCTATGTTTCTGAGTATAAGTAAATCTGCGTTAATAGAATCGATTGCTTGTGATTGTATCGCGATAATACCGGCACTGTCAACTATTTGAGTGGATAGTGTTGATATTGCTGAAGTGTTCGCCCCTATACGTATACCAAGGGCCTCATCTATAATGTTTAACTGCGCACTGACCGAATCTATGGCCTGAGCAAGTACAGTGACGCCATTACTATCTTGTTGAATTAACGTCTCAAGACGGGACTCTGCCTCAGATACCGCAGTAGTCACGAATGAAGAATCGACTCCACCTTCTACCTGAAGAGAGGATTGTAGGTCGATATACCACTGAGAACCAGTAAGCAACTGTCCGTCAATAGAGTCTATCCGAGAATTAATACCAAACGTTCCCGTGGTTATTGCGTTAACCATTTCATCCGAATTTACAAACGAAGACGAGTCTAGTACATTTAATACAAAGTCTCGCCATCCGGAATCTAGGGATGCGCCAGAACCTTCAAGACCTAGTAGTACAAGACTATAGACCTCATCGAAGTTGTAGTTGATTTTCTCGCCTGCTTGACGGAGAGTATCACCTGTTCCGTCATTACCCGCAGTACCAAGAAATAATGTTTGTTTTGGCATTATTCACTAATCCTAAAATTCTATTGTTCTATTTATACACTACTACGTAGATGAGTTTTCACTTTCACGTACAGCATCCATTGTTTCATATTCGGTAGACATCACCAGCGTATCGTCATCTAATGTAGGAGAATTCTGGTCAGTGACATCACCTAATGTAGTAAATTCATCGTTTAGTACACCCAGAGGTACATCGGCATATCTATCCAATATTTCAGTGCTACCTGTCTCTATGCCATTAGGGTCATTCATCACTAACGTGTTGTATCCCACTGTGGTCATCATAGGAGCCGCCAAACCTTCTACTTGAATTCCAAATTCAACGACTTCTAACGGGTCGGTGGTAAGTCCTGCTCTACGACCTGTAGTCGCATCACCTACTGTCACAACATCGGCAGATATATAGAATCCTGCGGGATGTGCGAAGCGAGTGTACAATCCATCATAGTCTACTTTAGATAGACCTGTTTTCAAAAGAATTGAGAATATCTGATATCGTTTATCATCTTGAATATATTTTTGTGATTCATACCCTATTTCGGATTCACCTACAATAAATATATTATTTTTTGGATATTGTATATCAATACTTTCATTAAAGAACGCACGGAAGAATTGTTCAACCGATATCTGTGTACCTTTAGACCTATAAAAGTCAGCAAGGAGTCTGGCCATCAACCTAGGATTCTGAAAGAATGATGCTGACTGAAGACCATTACCTATCTCATTAATAATCTTATCTAAGTTATCTAATGATGCGCTTTGAATATTACGGACTTTAAATAAGTCGTGTATCTCTGACACAAAACTATCAGTATCATTGGCGTCCGAATATTCATAATACGCTTCTAAGAACTCTATAAGTTTAGGATATTCTTGCGCAAAAAATTCCGGTAAGATGGTCTTTACAGCACTCTTATGGAACCCCACTACTCTTCTATGTTGGTCGGTTCTTATATTCGCCATTATAATACACTTCTGGTCGTTTGATAATCAATGATGGCCTTTGTGAAAGACTTATCATTATCAATGTCGATTATGTAGTTCCGCAACGGTCTTAATGTGCTTTGATTGGCAGGTAACGCTGAAACTTTCAGGGCAGTACCAGAATACTCACTGGTAGAACTAAACTTGATACCTAAGATGCTTATTGTACCTAATGCTGAGTTATATGAACCCACGTTACTTAGACGCACATTACCAGTTAAATCGAATATCTGTAATGTGGTAGAACCTAACTTGTTCTTAATAGTACAGTTTACACCGTTATATTTGAATATTGATGTTGTGATAACATGTTCTCTGTCATCAGGTTCGCTAAGTGCGAACGGAAAGTTGACTTTAAACTCTTGGTTCAATTCAACTGGAGAACCACCAGACTGTTCCAATAAGTCTGTGAGCATCTCGTCTAGTTCAATACGTTGTTGTCCTTTGACGGTCATCTTAGAGTTCAATATAGCAGGACTCAATGTGTCAATTATAGACAATAAGTTAGAACGACGAAATACTGAATCAAATGTACTTAATTCCCGTCTAGCATATGCTGCGATAGTGTCTCTCACCTGAACCTCTAAAGATTCTGGGGTCAGTTCTGTTTGCGATGGGTCAAAGTTAAAGTTTGTAAGCAATTCTAGATATGTATATTGAGGGTTGACAAATTCAGTGTCAATTGACATAATAGAAAGATTGGATGTCAAGTCGTTTTTTATCGACGACTGTATCGTATTAATAAAAACATCGCTAAGACCTTCCTTAAAGTTTAATGATACAAATACTTTACCATATTGTGGGGGTATATTCTCATTACCTCCCCACGCGACAGCATCTTCCACATATTTACCATAGTTAGATATAATCAATGAATGATAATCTTCCGCAGTAACTAACCGTTGTTGCGTGGCGAATGCGCGGGGAGCATTAAGTTTAATTGACGCTATACTCTCTTTCTCAGCACCACCTGAAGATTCAACTACAGTCGACACATTTAATTGTGCGCCATTGATTGATGGTGAGAAAAACTGTGTCGCTCCATTCGCCTGATCAGCAGATGGTGATATATATCGCACTACGATTTTATTACCCGCCTGAGGGGTCTTACCTAATATGTTACCGTCACTGAAGAATATTTCGTATTGTCCATTCGCGGCTTCATTCACTATATACACCGTAGAATCATCGGTGATAGTTGCTACATTATCAATGTTACTATACACAACATGGTCTATAGTATTAAAGTTATCATAAACTTCAACTAACATAGTCGATGTGTCGATAGTGTCATCAGGTATGACGTATACTTGACTATCCGACTTAGGGCCTACGAAGAATGTCTTAACTTTAGTCTTACCTTCAACTATAAGAATATCCGGTGATAGGTCACTTCCGGTGAAAACATAAGTTCCGTCATTATTGGTTGCGGTATAACTTTTTGTAGTTCTGAACACATAATTAACACCATCAGCATCACCAGTGAATTCCCATCCCGCTGGGATAGTTATATTTTCAGGGCCGTCCTGAAGTGTTGCAGTAACATTAATTGTTGCGGTTGACGCAGTACGTGACGCTGGTGTATAACCCAATGTCTCTGCGTGACCTACTACCGAAGAACGTAATTGAGCACTACTTAAAAATGATTCGTTGATTGCTAAGTTGGCAGTAAGGCCATTAATATGTGTATTGTACGCTAACACATCTAAGATGTTAGATAACCCACTCGCCTCAAAGTTGTAATCAGCGAATTCTTCTTTCTGCATCAATGCTGTTTTTAGACTAGCCTTAATATTCGAAAAATCTAAGTCAGAAGTTTTGATATTCATTATCTTATCCTTGCTATAGTAACGTTCAATGTTACTGTTTCTAATGTATTAACGAGTTGAAATACCACAGCAATATTAACTGAGTTATTATTTGAGTTTAAGTCGACCTTGACACCATTAACGATGGCGCGGGGTTCATGTTTACCGATTGCGTGTTTAATCTTATTAGAAACATCGCTAGCCTCTAATTCAGTGTCAAGAGAAAATAACATTTGCTGTATATTACCACCAAATCTAGACCTGAATGGTCGTTCCCTATTATTCGTCATGATAAGATTCTTTATTGACTGTTTAACCGCAGCAGCATCAGTCTTTTTGTAGATATCACCCGACGATTTCGGTTCAAACGAACAATCTATATCCGTGTGTACACGCTTCACTGAGGATACCAGTGACGTGTTTAATAAGTTACCGTCTTCTATTGAAAATGCTTTTGCCATTGTTATCTCAAACTCTTTTTATTCTATTTATATAGGTTATGCTATACTAGGTTCAGGTAATTTGATTTTAGGTAAGTTTAATTCAATGCTAGTGGGGATTCCTATTATTGCTAACACTTCACAGAAGTCTATTGTCAGCAAATCTAATATCTTACCTAAACCAATTTTATCTAAGAACTTTTTAATCTTTTTTATCCATATTAATATCAATTCCTTTTGCCATTGGGATACCCAATCCTGTGCTGCCTTAACTAGTTCGCGTATCTTGTCTTCTGCCATGGTAACAGATTCGTCAATTTCTCCGATGATGTCGACTAACCTGTACCCGAACAATTCTATGTTCTCTAATTCCTTAATGACTATACTGTATACAGCACCTTGAACATCGAATTCACTATTGGCAAATTCATCAAGGTCATCTTGTATGCGCTTTACCTCTTCTTCAGCTTTTGCCTTAATTCTTGCCATTTCCTCTTTGATAAACGCACCGACATCAAAATTGAGTAGGTCAGGTATTGGTGGTAATCCTAATGCGTCCCATATGGATTTAAACTTCTTAATAAGTTTTGCGAACATCTTTAACAATAACCCAGACAAACCATTAACTATTTCGGTTTTGATATAGTCCCAAGTGAGTTTGGTTCTCCATTCAGCACAATCCACACCCCATTCACCTTCCCAAAAACGGAGTGGTTCCGGTATCATATTGTAAATATCATCACCTTTCTCAGCGATTTGTAACATTATATTTTGTTGTTCTTCTTTATCTAATATCTTGAGTAGGTTTATTGTGATACCCAACACATTGATATTGAAGTCTACTGGAATTATTTTGTTAATCAGTTCTAATATTTTGACTGGAATGTATATGTGAAATTCCGCAATGAGTTCACCCCATGCGTCTTTAATTTCTTTCTGCCAGTTACGAACAGAACCCTTCTTCCAATAAGGAGACATGAGTTTTGATAACTTGTCTATAAAATCATTAACCGTTTTGATAACATCTTGTATCTGAGCAACAACATCATCTGCTAGTTGTCCCGCATATGTTACAAGATACGCCTCAAGTTCACTGGGTATCTTTGCTATATCATCAAAGAACTGAACGAACTCACCCTTTCGAGGTAACAGTTCACCACTGGTACACGGTAGTTTTAATTTTATTTCAGGCAACTGGTATGCTGACATTATGAATTCAACTTTATGACTGGAGCGCTAACAGTTACTGATTGTCCTGCTTTTAAATTAACCGAACCAGTCACGTTGATTGTGACATCACCCATCACCGTAAGGGTATCATTTTTTTGAATAACAGTGACACGAGAACCGTCTGCTTGTAGTTCATAGTGTGTCCCCGATTTATGATGTTCTTTGATACGTTCCTCACCCTCGGTGTCATCATACTCTTTATAATGTCCACTCTCGGTCGCGTATACTTTATTATATGGGTAGTTCGCTTTTGTTCTTTCGTGCGCGTCACCTTCTTTAGGAATAGTACCTATTACCAAAGGTAACTGAGATGACTGCCCGTCCATGAATACGCCGAATACCTGAGTACCCACAAGGATCCCCAAGTTCTGACCTTTACCTTCATGGATACCCTGAGTAACAGGTACAATTATCTGTGCCCAAGGTAAGTCCTCGTCGGCTATATCATCATATACACCAAACACCTTGACTTTAACCCTTCCTAGTTTAAGAGGGTCATTTTTATTATCTACAACTTGACCAATAAACCATCTTGTCTGGTCACCATAAAAATCTGAAAAACTACGTGGAATCATTTATACATCACTATTATCTAATTTAACACCCGTGAACGTGATACTATACAATTCTGGTTTGAATGAATGTTTCGCTGAGAATAATAAGTAATCACCCGATTTCTTACTATCAAAAGGATTCTCTTCATTTTCACTGTTACTTAAAAATCTAAGTCTCAATTTTCTACCTACAGTATTATACCTATCACTACTAAAAAAATCTACACCATTGACTACGAACGTCAATGGCGATTTCTTGACCAAAGATACCATAGCACGACCTGCTACATCTAATCTATACTTACCTTCACTAACACGTTCTGAAAACGTCTGATAATCTTCATACGCTGAGGTACCACCAATCTGAGAAGTGATACGACTCTCGATAATGTTATATGGTTTACCGTCTAATTTATAATCTTCAGTGTACAGTGGTTTACCGGTCACAATGCCACTAGCCTTCATTTTAGCGATGACATCTTTTACTACATCAAACTTAACATCGACTTCGGTGTTCTTGGTCACATTGAAATATTGATGTTTACTACCTATGTGTCCTGCGTCAATAATACTGAAAAGGTCTTCTGTCTTAGAATACTTGTAACTTAACATTTTACGACGTTTAGTAACCTGATTACCATCAACGGCGTTATCAGATTCGGAATAGGTATATGGCGCCTTAGGGTTCATTGGAACTGCGGTCATCATCGATTCTAAATCGTGGAATATCAGTGCGTTCTGTTGTAAGGGGGAGAACAAATAATATGGGTACCCGTCCTGAGTGGTTGTCTTATTTTTAATCCAATTCAAGGCATTCAAAGGAGTCAGGTTAGGAATAATAACTCTCATCTCGTGAGCGTCCTTAGAACTAGATTGAAACTCTCTCCCGAGTATGGCAGAAATATTAGCACAAATCTTTGTTCCCGTACCTTTGTATGCTTTGTTAACGTTAAGCAAGTTAGATTCGAATGCGATATCTTCTAATATATGACAAATGATGTATTCATTAGTACCATTAACTTTATCACTTGATATTATCTTGTCTATATAAAATATCTTTTTAATGTTCGCGCCATCTGTTTGACTTGACGCAAAAGTAATTTCTAATTTTTCACCACCACCAAAGTCAACGGAACCTAACAAATCGGTAGAATCCATAAATCCGATTACACCAGTTAAGTACGGTTTCTCTATATGCTCATATATGTCTATATCACTAACGGTATTAGTAATATTAAGTGGTACCGATATCTTGTCCGACGATAGAATTACCGTCCACTGGACATCAGTAATTTGTTCTACAGCACTAGGAGATACCGAACTCATTGACTTTTCACCGCGTCACGGAACGCCTTAACGACAGTATTGACGTTAGCGGGTCGCAATACGCGTATCTTACGTAACGCATCGTTCTGTTGTACATAATGTATAGTATTGGTCACAGGGGTAACCAAGTCACTAATGACTGAATATGGGTCTATATCAACAACTTCACCGTCACCATCTACATAGTGGTGGGGTGCGTTGTATTCAGCAACTGCTGCTGTCAATTCCATAGTTAGTAGACCTGAAAGTGTCTGTCCATTTATGCTAGTTTTACCGATAAAGGAACCTTCTCTCACCTCAATGGTAAGTTGACCCAAGTCTAAGTCTCTATGTACAACAGTACCTACCGGAATGATTTCATCCTGAGAGTTTATATATGAATAGACCTCTTGACCTATATTAAATTTAAGGTACAGTTCAGGGTCGCGTGTAATCAAAATTTCATTATTAAAATCTTCTAAAATTTTAGAAGTCAAATCCTTATTTGATAATGGCCAACCACTCTGGCGGATATTATCATTCATTAAATATAGTACCCAATGTAATTCTGGATTACCATACAATGTATCTGCGACATGGTCTGGACGTTCACCGTCTCTAATATAATAATCTTGATAGAATGCGGCTGCCTCTTTTACTTCATCTAAAATATCAGCATATGCGGATAAGTTCTGAGTGAGTACCCGTTCCGAACCCCCACCATATTGATAAAATGTTTTTGGAAATGCTTTGAAATACGACATTAAAAACCATCCTCGATATCTTTTCTTGATAGAGTTCGTTCTTCCATGAAGTCCAGTGCTACATCAATTTCTACCGGTTTACCGTCTTCATGGAAAGCCATTGTGGACGGATTGTAGTTAGTTGAAACACTCCGTAGATAACAATACTTCATCTTGGTACCTACATTGACGCCATCTGTTCCTTCGACATTTCTACCGTAATATTTAATTTCTATATTAAACAGTTCAGGATATTTGAAACCCAAACTGATATCACCCGCAACTTCAATGGCCTCTGGATAAGCATGATATCTAAATTTCTTGATAATTTTTTCTACCATATCAGCCTCGGCCTTACTCTTAGGTAAAAACTTAAACTGAAATTGAAACTCTCTCATGTTCACCCCTTTAAACATTGCGCGTTTATTAGGGTTGACCGTTACCGCAGCAGCAATACTTACTGCGCTCCCAATTTCGGTTGGTGCTTTTGACATTACTCGTACCGCAGCAAGACTTGCCAAATCTCCGGTAGGTGCGCCAGATGCGAAGTCACCTAAAGATTTTAATCCACTCATCAAACCTTGTGCAAGAGCACCTACCGCAGATTTACCACTATTAATAGCACCTAGCGCAACAGCACCCGACACTCCCAATTCAACATCACCGTACGTTAACGAGTCTCTCACCGAATATGATACAGGTAGGTACAATTTAATGTATTGGTCTAATGGATTATCATCACGACCTTTAAAACTGACTTCGGAAGTAGCAGCCTCTGGTTGCTTTGTCGCAACGACTTCACTAGCTCGGTCACTTGACCCACCAAACAATTCATTGATTTTCCCACCTACAGTTTCTTTGACAGAATCCCAAACACTAGATGGCGAAACATCAGGGTCACTAGCCACAGCTGCTGCAGCATTGGTTACCTTTTCAACAGCATCACGTAAATTTTTGTCTAACCCTGATATTTCAGCAGGATCGATTTTTACTAGTTGAAAAGACACCTGTGCGCCATAACGTCGGTCACCACTACTTGTTTGGTCTTCTAATGGATAATGAAGAGTGGTTATAGCTTTCTCTTTCATAGTCCCCGCATTACTAGTTTTTTCTACAGTCTCCGCGACTGTCTCGGCTGCTGTTTGTGATACACTCATTGAGTAACCTTTAGTATAAATATGTTTTATGTATTTATACCAGAAATTAAAATGAAAACATATAAAGGTCGTTTTAAACCTCAACATACCAGTAAATACGCAGGTGATGCGGACAATGTGGTATATCGTAGTATGTGGGAACGCCATGTAATGAAGTGGTGTGACATGAATCCCGACGTAGTTCAATGGATGTCCGAGGAATTAGTTATACCTTATATTTGCGAAACTGATAATAAACCGCATAGATACTTCACTGACTTTGTTATAAAATATAAATCAGGTAGGATTGTCATTGTAGAAGTCAAACCCCACAAAGAAACTCTGAGACCTGAACGTAAACAGGGTAAGACTAGACGCACCATACTGAATGAGGGTATGACATACATCAAGAACCAGTCTAAGTGGAAGGCCGCTAAGAAGTATGCGGACGACCGTGGATATCACTTCGAGATATGGACAGAGAAGGAATTGACCGCAATGGGTATCATGCCCAAGTCTACGCAACGTATGCGTACCAAGAAACCTCTGAAAAAATTAACACCCTTTCGCAAGAAAAAGAAATAATTCCTGTATAAATAGTATTAATCGATTTTATAATCGTATAATAACAGGAACTTTATGTCTAACGTATTTAACAGACTAGAACTACAAGCATTCCGTGCTGGTATCACACCACGCACAAAGGAGTCTCGTGCGTGGTTCCAAAATAAAATCAAAAATCTCCGTAGCATCAACCGTGAACAGTTGATGAAGGAAGAACCGTTAAAACAAGTAAGCACTGAAATTGTCGGTAGTATGTACATGTTCTTCTACGACCCCAAACATAAAAAGACCTTACCGTATTATGATACGTTTCCATTAGTAATTGTAATTGGGCCTGCTGAAGGCGGATTCTTAGGATTGAACCTTCATTATCTTCCCCCCATACTACGCGCTAAGATGTTGGATGGATTGATGGAAATTACCAGTAATAATAAGTTCAACAGCACCACGCGATTCAAGTTAACATATGAGTTACTCGCCAAGGCGTCTAAGTTGAAGTATTTCAAACCGTGTCTAAAACATTATTTGAATGAACAGGTACAAAGTAAGTTTGCGTTGGTTCCTGCTCCAGAGTGGGAAATAGCAACGTTTTTACCAACAGCGAACTTCCGTAAGGCGAACTCTAAGAAAGTCTATGCGGACTCTAAAAAAATGATAGGTGGATAATCAATGGCATCAATAGAAGAATTAAAAAGTAGAATAATATCGAAGAATGGTATGGCGATGTCTAATCAGTTCATGGTTACTTTACCACCTCTCGCGGGTGCGGGTGCGCGTACAATGAATGTACTGTGTAAGGCGGTAACTATGCCGGGGAAACAAATAACCACGTTAGACCGTGCTGTAGGTATCCACAATGAAAAAATTGTAAGTGGTTATTTAGTAGATGATGTTTCCATGACGTTTTATGTTTTGAATGACTATGGTGTTAAGAAATACTTTGATACTTGGAAACAGTTAATGGTAGGTGACCAAATATCTAGAGGCAAGACAAAGGAAGTTCCTGCCGAGGAAAGTGAGAAAGAAACAGGAGCTGATGGTGAAAAGAAAGAAACTAAGTCAGTGCCCGATGGTTTGGATGTTGGTGAAGTGGGATATAAATCTAATTACGCTAAACCCGTTAAAATTCATCAACTGAGTAAACCACAAGCGAGATTTGGTTTTGATATAGGGCCATTGGATTTGAATCTGGACATAGGTGGAACATCCATATATACAGTGGAACTAATAGATGCGTTCCCTACATCTATGGGTGCCATAGAACTAACAAACGACGCAGATGGTTTAGTAGAACTCACAGTACAGTTATCGTTTACTGACTGGAAAGTAGTAGAAGATAAACGTCCATTATTGGCGGGGTCAGTAGGACTCAATCTAGGCGGACTAATTTAATTTAATAATTATTATATAATATAGGATAGATAATGGCTTTACCAAAACTGAATGCTACACCGACATATGAATTGACAATACCTTCGACCGGACAAAAGGTTACATACCGTCCGTTCGTGGTTAAGGAACAAAAAACTTTACTGATTGCGTTAGAGACCCAAGATAGAAACGGTTTACTACGGGCAATCAGTAGAACAATACATGCGTGTATTGAACAACCACTTGATGCCGCACTATCGACATTTGATGTAGATTATGCGTTTACTCAGATTCGTTCTAAATCAGTGGGCGAGTCTACTAAAATAGTATTACCGTGTTCAGCTTGTTCTGAAAACAACGAATTAGATGTTGACCTCACAGACATAAAAGTCGAAGGGGATGTACGACCTACTATTATCAAATTAACAGATGATATTAGTGTAAAAATGCGTTACCCCGCATATGAGGAATTAATTGATAATCCTAATATGTTAGAGGGTACCAGTGTAACACAATCGATAATTGAATTGTTAGTCTTATGTATGGACAGTGTCCACACAGAAGAAGAGCGATACTCATTACGAGATGAGACACGAGAAGAGACTATTAACTTTATTGAGTCAATGAATCCTGCTCAGTTCGAACAACTGGCAGACTTTATTAATAATATTCCAAGTATCCAGAAGGACTTAGAGTTTAAATGCACATCGTGCGGGGAGACTACTAATAGAGTTCTACAGGGGATGGATGATTTTTTTTAGTAAACCTCTCTCATGATACTTTGGCTAACTACTATCAAGTAAACTTCCAATTATTGAATAACTTTAATTATTCTCTGGACGAAATAGAAAGTATGTTGCCTTGGGAGAGGGAGATTTATTTGACTATGTTAATAGACGATATAAAAGAAAAGACTGAAAGGTCTAGAAATAAAGGTTAACAAAAAATGTCATTATCACAAATAGTCGAAAAGTTGCATGAGTCTAATTATATTGCTGCTGATACTAATGAAATTGTAGGCAAAATAGAAAAACATCTCGAAGCGCGTCGGATAATAGATGAACAGGCCGCGTTAGATGATTTGGAATCGAGTAGTGAATCGCGTCAAAACTCTCCGACTAACAATAACCGCCCAGGAGCACCGGCACCCGGCAGAGGAAATAGTAAATTCTCTGAGAAAATGGGTGACGCGTTGTCGGGCGGTATTTCTATTGGTGCTAAAGGTCTCGGTATCGCTACGGGTCTTGGTGCCTTAGGTTTTGGTATTGGCGCATTCTTTACGGGGTTAGCCGCTGGGGACAAAGCACAAGAACTGATTGGTGCTGACATGCAGACCACCAAAAAGAATATGATTACACTAGGTCAAGCATTCGCGGAGACCCCCACAGAGGGTCTTATAAAAATGGGAATTGCCGCGGGAATTGGTGCCAAGTTTGGTAGTATCAAAGGTGCCCTTGGTATGACATTTTTTGGTGCGGGTCTTGGTGGTTTCTTCGCGGGTCTTGCGTTAGGTGATAAAGGTGCTGAACTTCTTAAAGTAAGTGGTTCTGGTCTCACTACCATGATGGTATCTTTCGCTGAAGGTTTAAACGCATTCAGCGGCAAATCATTGGTTGCTTTTGGGGGACTTGTCGCGTTGGCAGCGTCTCCATTCGGTGCGAAAGCGTCATTCATGCTTCCCTTATTAGGTGTTGGTGTGGCAGGATTCTTTGGTGCCATTGCGGGTATCGGTGACCTTTTGGCTAAGGGTGGGATAACCGGTGAAGGTATGAAGACCATGATGGTCAACTTAGCAGAAGGATTAAATCCACTAGGAGAACTAGATGGTGTGAACCTGCTTGCTGTAGGTGCCGCTATGACTGCGATTGGTGTTGGTATGGTAGCATTATTGGGCGGTAAAGGACTATCTGCCATAGGGGATGCTATAGGTAAAATTTTCGGTTCGGATGAAGATGAGGATGTTTTTACAAAAACTGCTAAGTCTCTAAGAAAGTTAGAGGGTATTGACGCAAGTAGATTCACAGGAATTGATAGTGTCGCTAACTCCATATCGGGTCTTACCTCGGCAATCAACAGTATGAACGACCTTGATATTGATGTGGGTGATATTGAAGATGAGATGGAGAAATTCGCAAAATCTATTGCGGGTAGTATGGTAATTTTCAACTCAATGTGGAACGGTGGTAAAATCGGTGAAGGTTGGATGGATGGGATTAGTGAGATAGATTTTGGTGTAGGTTTGAAAGATTTACCTATAGATAAAATCAGTTCTAAAATCTCTGTGATGACTAATGGTATAAAGGATGGTTTCCAATCGGTCACTGGGGGTGGTGAAGAATCTACCCCGGCAGCAAGTGTATCACCAGTAAAGAAATCTACGACTTTAGGTAAGGCAGAGAGTCTGGCTCAGGTTCAGAGAGCAAATATGGAAATGGTTGATTTTGTTGGTAGTGCGACTGCGATAGATAGTTCAACTAAGGTTAACAATGTTAATAACAGTTCTAATGTACACCATAGTGGCGGTTCTGGTGCGCATGATGCACTAGACCCAATGATGGGAAGTAGAGCATAGAAAAAAGGGACTCCGAAGAGTCCCTGATATTACGAGGATGGATAACTTATTGTTCAGCAGCCATCTGGGCAAAGTACGATAGAGTATCGTCCGTCGCTGATGTGACTGCTGCCTGTGGAGCAGACGCGGATACAATAGTAGGTTCCGATGCTTCCTTGGCAGGGGCAGATTCTGCTGACTGCGCAAGTAATTCATTCTTCAAAGTCGCACCATTTCCAGTGGCGACACCTAATACAGTATCTAACTTAGCTTTCAAATCATCATACGATTTAAACCAGTTCGAATCAAACGCACCAGCATAGTTTGGTACGATGAACTCATTTAGGTCATACAGTGAGTTGTATGTAGCCTCAAGTTTTACTTCATCTGCCTCGAAAAGACTAGATGGAGATTTAAAGTCAGACTTATCGTAGTTACGGTATCCAGCGACATTACGAATCTTCAGTTCGAAGTCCGCACCAGACCAAAAATCAAATGGGTTGACCGGAGTCTCGCCAGGGAATTCTGGTTGCATCATATCCATGATTTTGTCAAAGATTTTTTTACCGAACTCGTAAAGCATAACCTTACCGTTGTTAGACGGATTTGCGGGGTCATTAATAACGAGGATGTTAGTAACGTAATGTAGACGACGTTTTTGACGACGTGCGGTCTCTTTATCTTCTTCGATACCAGAGTTCCACAGACGTGAATTCAGTTCGCCTAACGGGTCGTTTTGACCTAGAGTTGTCAATGAACGTTCAATGTACCACTGTCCAGTTGGGCCTTTGAAGGCGTGATCCCAATAACGTACCCAAGGTAGGTCTTGTCCTTCGGTCGCAGGCAAGAAACGAATTATAGCATAACCGTTACCCGCTTCATCGACAGTAGGTTTCCACTTTCGGTCGTCTTGGTATTTGTTGGTGTTAGTGGTACCGCCAGATGCTTCAGATGCAGCAGTGACGAGTTTTGAGATGTCCATAGACTTGGACTTTAGATTTGCAAAAGACATAGTATTTTCCTAAAATATAAACTAAATTATAAACAATTGTATTTGATTGCCTCAATGGGCATTACTATTTATACATCCAATGTATTAAGTTTTGGGAGATAATTCAGAGAACGCGCCTCAGATTCGATGTTTTCAAGGATTGGTACTGTTAAGTACTTCTTGACATCTTCAACCTCCAATCCCTTTACTTCACACAAATGAACTATAGTATCAACATAACTCATTTTATGTTTATAGACAAATTGCTCTATCTCGTATGAGAAGACCTTTCTGTCTAAAAAGTTAGCAGCGTTCTCCGCTTTCTTACTCACTCAGTACTCCGACCGATAAAACATTCTCCACTTTAAAAGAGCGCCATGCTTGTTTATCGATTGCGAATGCGCGTACTACAGTTTGGTTGACAGAACGTTCTTCGATTCCATCACCCTGTTCTTTAATCGGTAACACCGAGGGTTGTAGAGTACATGGCATTACACGTTGTTCTCCATTAACCTTAGTGAAAGTAACTTCAAGAATATTGTTGCGAAGTTGCTCTACGATAGATTCAAACGTAAAATTAGAAACGGTCATATTCAGCGTCCTCTTTAGATTCTTCTCCATCTTCAGAATGAATGAACTTTAAGAATTCTTCATCGCCATCAAGCATTACGATAACACTTTCGATAGATTGAAGTGCGGTTTCCATATTCTTCAATAGTTGTTCATCTTTCGTTTCTTTTTGAGCTTCTTCAGCGTAGTCCTGTAAAGACTCAATGTAAACAATACGCATGAACTCACGCGTGATTAGTTCAACTTCGTTTTTAGCAAATTGACCTAAGTCAATTAAATTTTCTGGTGCGGCCATTAGTTCCATTCCTCGTTATTGGTAGCTTTATAAACATCATTAAAATGAGCATTGACATATCTGTCAGTGTCATGCCAACTAATGTTGGACTTATAATCTCCACGGTCTAACGCTTCGACTTCTTTCGCAAGTAGTAAATTAGATTTACGTACCTTAGAACTTTTCTGAACTTTCATTGCTGCGCGACGAATCATCGCGTATCTCATAACTTTATCTACAGCCATTATACATTAACCCTTATCTTGTGTCAAGTAATACTTACCTGTTTTTTTAGATTCTTTCTTACGGTCGATATGAACCGCAGCGACATTATACTTTCTCGCATATTTGGCCACTGGATTATTAGTCTTAGTCTTAGTCTTCATTGAGCAAGTCCGACCATATCTTGAGTTTCTCACGTTTCATATTGGCATTCGCTTCAATGTCAGTAAATGATACAAGGTCATATTCTTGACACAAATCAATCATACATTGGAGGTCACCAAGTTCTTTAACGAACCTCTGAAGGGTGTGAGGGTCTTGACCGAATCGTTTTAGTTTCGATGCGATCTGAATAACTTCTGCGCACTCTTCCTGAAGAATCGTTAAGAGTTCGGTACAACTATCATTGTGTTTTAACATCTTAGACCCCCATCAATTTATTATCACGGAAATACATTCCCGCTGGAGCGGTCAACTTACCGAGCATTGCCCAGTCTTCAAGTTTCAACGCAGGGACATATTGACCGTACTGGTCAGCAAACTCTTTGCCCATCTCGTTATACTCATTAAGATACTGGAGGGCAGCTTCTGCGGCAAGTTTAGCATCTTTATTCTCAAAGGTCTTCTCGTCATAACGATTAGTAATTTTTGGTTTAGCAACAAATTTAAACATAATATATTCTCTCTCAATCAATTAGGTAGCTATTATACTTCTTTCGGAAACAAAAGTCAAGGCTTATTTCAATCTTTTTTCAAATTATTTTAGTAGTACCAGCTGTTGTAGTGACTAGCGTCCGCAGTAGTAGGACGAGCAGAGGAAAAAGAACTAGTCTTGAAACCACCGTAGTTGTCTAGACGTTTCTTCATCTCTTCGCCAATGAAAGAGTTGGGAACCGCACGAACATTCTGACAGTCATAACCCTCTGAACCTTTGACAGTCTCACACGCAATCTCACGAACGATTACAGTCTTCGCAGTAGGTTTCGCAACAACTTGGTAAAGGTCAACGTTGGTCTGTTCCCAGCCCCAAGAGTCAACGAAGATGTCACCGACTTCAACACTGGCGGCAAGTTCTGCTGCCTTGATTTTCTTCTCTTCTTTCGCTTTGGCGCGGTATTCGATAGTGGCAAGACGGTCATCAATGAACTGTTGTTGTGCTTCGTACATGCTTTCAATAGTACGGTAACGGACGTGGTATTCATTCTTGACACCGAGACGGGCACGAGGAGCAATACGGTCGCACTTGGCAATCATACGTTCTTCATCAATAGTAAGAATAAGGTCGTGTTTCGCAAACAATTCAATCATTTCATTTTTCATAATATAGTCTCTTTTCAAAGTAAAAACAACGGGGACTCTCCCCAACCAACACAGCTATTATACCATAGCTAAAAAAGAACACAACACTTATTTCACTTATTTTTAGAACACTTTGTTATAAGACTGGCACATGGTTATAACTTTTTAGTATATCATCAGTCAAGGGGGGTTACTAAGTGTTTCTGACTTTTTTCAATTTCCCCATGACGATATCAACGGCACACCCACTAACACCACCAACGTTCCATTCGTATTCGTTACCACTTCTACTCTTGGCACCACCGTCGTAGTCTTTCCAGTCATAGATAGTCACCGGAGTCGGTTCCCCGTAATAGTCCCACCCCTCAAAGCACCACTCGGTACTAACCTTATCGTCGCCACACTGGGCGTTTAATTCGGGTTCTCCCAAGGCCTCTACTAATTCATGATATGTCGCCTTGACATATCCCTGTAAGTGTATCATATTATATTCCTTATTTGTTTTCAATTTATCTCTCACTCAATTAGGTAGCTATTATACTTCTTTCGGAAACAAAAGTCAAGGCTTATTTTAGAATTGGGTGAATAAAATTCTTAGTATTATAGTACTCCATTAGGATGGAGCGCACAATTGCAACGCTTGAGTTGTGGATGGCAACTAGATTAGTGAGATTTAAGTCACTATTGTTTAGGTGGATATTAATCAGTTCTTTATTACTCATAATAATCTCTCTACTCTTTTTTTAACAATTAAATGAATATTTTAAATAATTAGGAGTCAACTGTCGTTCCCAAGCATTAAACTGCATACGTTTCTCTAGGGAATGAACCACTTTAGGTGTCTCCATAAAAGGGCGATCCGCACCAAGCGCTTTTTCAAACTTCTTCGCGTTATATTTTGTACGTGTAACTTTAGCCATAATATATTTCCTTAATTAAAGAGTGTAAACACCAACACCATTACATTCAGCATATGGGCCTTGAATGTTTTTCATTTCGACGATGTGACCGTCACCTTCTTCGTTAACAATCTTAACGTGACCGTTCTCGGCGATCCACTCAACAACACACTCTTCGATAGGATGCATCGCACCCCAGAAAGCAACAACTGTTTGACCAACTTCAACTTTATTCATAATAACTTCTCTCTCTCTCTCAATTAGGTAGCTATTATACTTCTTGAAAACAAAAGTCAAGGCTTTATTTTAACTTTTTTAACTTTTTTTTGGCTGGAGGTTTATCGCCGGACGTTTTGCGTTTCACCGTAGGTTTTTTTGGAGGGGTTTTCTTTGGGGCATCTTTCTTAACAGTAGCACTTTTACGCGGCTTTCTTTTTGGTTTATCAACACTTTCTGGTGGCTGAGGGAATTTCTTAGATAAGAACTCATTAACAGAATAACCGCATGTTCTCAACTCTTTGAAAAACCTGGCATGTGATGTCATATCCCATTGATGGGGGGTAGGTAAGAATTCACCATAGTGATCCATAACAATGTCAGACAAGCGTTGACATTCCAAAGAATCATTGTCAAATAAGTATCTAACTTTTCTATGATAATTTAATTTAACTATCTTATCATTCATTGGGCAACCTCACTAAAAAATATACCTACACGTGACGCACCTTCACCGACGTTACGAATCCTGTACGTTTCAACTTCTTCTCTTTCACCATTGTCCCATCTGATAGAAACTTTGCTATTGGTGATACCACGTTGACCACATATAACCCCGTTATCTTCTGGATATACGGAACTATAATATCTATGAACCTGTTGTCCAATTAAGTTCACCCGATTCTTAGCCTCTTGTTTACGTTGATTCATAAAAAGCACCGCAGTACTACATCTTCTCATTTCACATTTTCCTCTATACTCATTATCAACAATTCCAGATATAAATCTTATCCTGTTTCTTTTTACCTTTTTTCAACGAGTCAACTTTTTGACCCATCTGTTGTTTGAGGTCTTCCTCATCATGACATGCCGGTAACCCAAATGATACCGCATCCTCATACATTTTAGGTGATATGTTAAAACAGACGTGACCACCCGTCTTTATGTTATCAACGCATTTCTGCCAGAGAGGTATAAAGAATTCGGTGTAGAACTTCTCATCAGACTCCCAAGGTGTCATATGTTCATATATTTCTAAGTTAACATAAGGCGGTGACGTGAGCACAAAGTCATAATCTATTTGAGTGAAGTCTACATCGAGTGCGCTTTTCCAAATCATTTCCAATTTAGGTTCATCACCAAACATAGGATTTTCTTGGTCTAAGAATGTTATCATGTCATTATAGGCATCAACCATTTCTACGTTGGTATCGATACCCGTGTAATCTATACCTAGACTCCACGCACCTAACATTCGACCACCCCATCCAGCTGTAGGGTCTAGTACACTTTTAGCATTGTATTTTTTATACAGGTACTTTGCGGTAGTCGCTTTGAACATGACAATAGAACCTAAGTTGATTCTAAAACATTCAAAGACATTACCGGCAGGTGTCCTACCTCCACGGTTTCGTTTTTGGGTAGAATCAATCAGTTTATCCCATTGTTCTTTGTCGCTGTGGATATCATAGATAGTTTTACCATCTTGGCGTTTACACTTTAATAGGTTTTTTAATTGGAAGTGATACAGGAATGGATTACCAGAGAAGTTGTTGGAATTCTCTTGGGCGTCAAACTTGTTGAGATTAAACAAATCCTTTCTGAGTTCTGCCACATCGATATTCTTATGATTCTCGATATCTTCAACTGTGACAGAATCCAAATGTAAATTCACTGGTTTTAATTCAACTTCAGACATTAAATAATTTCTCGACCTTTTCTTCGGATAATGTTCGGTTTACATGTTTGAAATAATCTGAGAACTTAGCACCACCTGACTGAGTCCACATATTCCGCAGATAAAAGGCAAGACCTCTACCTTGATAGTCGGCAGCCTTCAGTTTGGCATTAAATTCGGCAACTCTTTTCATACTTTCTTGTTCGAATTCCTCAATGATTCTTCGCTGTTCATCATTCACAATATCTTCACCCATGTACATCGTAGTCTCATTAGACTTTTCTGAACAGAACAAGTAGACATAACCATCTTTAGGTAGACCACCGTTGTACATAGGGGCATTGTTTTTACTGCTCTTACATTCTAATAGAACTACGGTATTATCTACCTTAAATACGAAGTCCGGAGAGTTGTGGGTACCTGTAGGTTGAGTGAAGTACACATTGTCAGGAACACTATCATGATGCTCACCACGCAACAACGCATCTCGGAAGTCAACGACACTGGTAAATCCTAGACTAGACGCTAGTTCTTTGAAGTCGCTCTGTACTAATGAATTGCTCAACAGCACATCTTCTACGGCATCTTCGTGACTCGCCACATTGTGTACGGTACCACTCACTGCCTGGTAGTTTCTGAAATAAGGTAATGCGATTAATTGGGCGTGGATTGCTTTAGATAAATTCATAATATATCCTAAGTTAATGTGTAGTCATTATAACATATATTTACATTAGTTGTCAATACACGCTAGATAAATTTCTTCCTCGGTACCGTACGCTTCATGTTCCCACGGGTGGTCATTGTAGGCAACCCCAATATATTCAACACCATCGAATGTTTGTTTAGAAGTCATACACTGTTCACCGGCATCGTTTGTTCTTAAAACAAACCCATTATTAACAAGACGACCAGATGCCATTTGTTTAGCGTGAACTAATTCGTGCGCGATGTTTATCATTAGGTCTTTCATTGGAATCCGACCCACTTCGTCGCTGCGGGCAATCTCCACTTGAACTTCTTCTTCGTCACCATTACAATAACCACCGGCGCCACCCATACAACGGGGGGTGAAGTCTAATTCAAATAAACATTCTTCAAACTCATCCAGACCTAAGTGGTTGTAAACTCGACTCACATAGTCTAACAGTTTCTGACTGGTAGTACCTTGAATAATCATGTTATACATTATATTGTA